GTAGGGGCTTCATCTCTTAAAAAGTCATTTCTCTTTGGATATCGAGTTGTCCCTTTTTGTTTTGCTCGTTGTGATCCGAGTTTTCCGCCGTGGCTTCGGTTGCAGTGGAGGTGTGCGATTCCTGATCCGTCGAGGCCGGGGGTGAGGTCTCCGGTGAGGGCTAGGGGTGGTTCGTGGTCGGCACTGGCTCCTTGTGGTGTGTTGCGTGGGAGTGTCATGTCGACTTCGTAGCCGCAACGGATGCACACGGGTTCGCAGTTCGCGAGCACCATTTTCACCCAGTTGCGATACGCCGCGCTACTCCTACCCTTGGCTCCTGTGCCGGTTGTGGTCATGCCTGGCTTGTCGTGTTCATCATTATGCGGCTGACGGCGGCGGGTGGGTAGCCTTTGTCTTTGGCGGTGGTGGCCCTCATGAGGCGGCCTAGTAGTTCTTCGCGGCAGTAGAGGCACGGCATGGTCGTGTTGTTGTCTGTGTCGACCCATCCTTTGTAGCATCGTGAGTGATCGCATCCGCACCCGGGTTTCGTGCAGTGGGAGTCGTATTGGTCTGGTGTGTTGTGCATTGTGTTTCCCCTTTGGTTTGCTCGGCGGTCTCGGTCTTGTGCGGAGCCCAAGCCCGCCGAGGTTGTGGTTTGTTTTCGAGAATACTTACCCTACCTACGGGGTCGGGCGTGTCGCCTGTGCTACGCGAGGCCAGTGCTATTTCCTCCGGCATACTGGTCAATCGCCTACCCTTTCAAGATCCGAGCGCAAGGGCATCACGCGCTACTCCTAGCATCATGGCGGGTTAGATTGTAGATGGTCTATGAACTGGGATGCTGTGTGCTTATCAAGGTCAGTAATCGAAGCCACTGCCTCGGACATGTGCCCGGTTAGGTACTCGTTGACTTTCGCTAATTTGTCGAGATCCTCTTTCACGCCTTGCTTACCTAGGATCGCGTGAATCGCTTTGACTTGTGCAGCTGTCGCCGGGTACATCGACGACCCTTTAGTCGTGGCTCCTAGGCTGCGAGCACCTTCCTTCTCGACAAATACGTGTGGTTCTTGTGTTGTCCATGGGTCGTCCGGGTCGGCTTGTGTTGTGCGCATGACTTTTTTGCGCTCTGTGGCGTGTTGGATTTCGTCCAGTGTGGCGATACTGGCATCCACACCGATTCCCAGGGCCCCAATGCACCGACCCCAACAACTCGTCTCAAGATTTTGCAACTCTGATCCACGAGTGAATGGTGTCGTGCCCGGGACTATCTCCCACGCCGTACCGATGCCGGGCCGTGGGTCATCGGGTGTGCGGTAGGCATATGCCCGTCCAATAACCCATTTTTTGCCCTCAACCTCGACGAACTCCGGTGGATCCATTTGCAAGGATCCATCCGGATATGCGGCCTTGAACAACTTTATTCGGCTAGGGACGTCAATATAACCGTCGAGGTTGTATCCGCTCATCCTCGACCTCCTAGGCGTCCCCATGCAAGTCCAATGGTCAGGCCGACGGCTAGGCATATGACGCCTAGTAGTTCGTTGCTCATGCTGTGCGCCTCCAGACCCGTATGGAACGGCTGTTATTAGATTCCCGTGTGCTGAGCACGTAGTTCCCTTGTGAAGCAATTAGGCCGGCTTGATGCCATGAACGGAATAGCGCGCCGACTTGATTCGACGAACCCGCCGGTAACCCTATGTGCTCTATCAGGTCATCCGCTGTCATAAGGCCACCTATCGCGATGTTTTTGCGGTATATCGTGGCTAACATCCGCCATTTAGGGTCAATCATGGCTAGCGTGTGGGCGTCCTCACGGTTGAATCGTTCGCAGTATGTGCAGAGTAGGCCGGTACATGAGTGTGGCGGCATGTCTAGATTAAGGTCGCCGATATGGTCAAAGAGTGCTGGCTGTTCTTTCACTGTTCCCCTTTTCGTCCTAGTGGCTAGTGTGTTGGTGAGGCTCCCCACTAGAAAGGAGCCCCACCGGAGACATCCCCGGCTCTCATATGGTCGAGGTCTGCGGCTTCCCGTCCGCTGGTATGTCCGTGAGCCTATCTTTATGATCCGGTGGCGCACTGTCAAGCACTTTCACGGATTCGGCGTGTTAGGCATAATCTCAGGGCTCCACCTGTGCGACGTAAACTCACGGTAACTTAGGGTCGGTTTACCGTCCCTAAGCACGATAAGCACTTGCCCATGCACGTCTAGGTCGCTCATCTCGAAAACATGGTAACTGGTCAGCATCCGTGTCTCGTTAGGTTCCAATGATCCGCGCCCCTTCCATTATCCCAGGCTGTATAGAATGCTCGGTCTTGGTAGTAGCGGTTCCATTTTTGTATCGGCTTTTCCCGTAATGCGCGAATGTCCGCGGCTAAACCGTCGTTTGAGCTTTTCGATTCTTTAAGCATCATCCAAGTCAGGCTAACTCGCCATTGTGAGTCCAAGAATTGGTAAGCCCCAGATGCCGTACTAATCGACGAACGGGCCCTATAGTTAGACCGGGATTCCCTGTGCATTATGCACTTGCGAACCCCTGCCCATTTCTTGTGATAATGCTTCCCGGTGTACAGGCTAGGTTCGTGGCCTTTCCAGTCTTTCGCGTCGGCGGAGTTAGCCACGCAAGCCGGTGCTGTTATTAGTGCCGCACACAACACAATCTCGCCTAGCACGGCTGTTCAATCACGGTCACCGTGCTACTGATCCGTGTTCGTTTGCCGGTGTACGTTTCGACGCTGTGCCGGTCGATTCTACGTTGTCCGCCGGGTGTGGTAATGGCGTCTATGTGGCCCGCGTCGGCGTACCGTCTAATGGAGTCCCGGCTTACACCGAGCAATTCGGCGGCTTCGCCGGGTTTAATATATTCGGTCATGTGTTCCCCTTTCGAGGATCCAGAGTACCTTATTTGCTTGCTTTGAGTGCTTTGTTTAGTTCTTTGCGGCGTTTCCTTTTCAGGGCGGGCGACCGGGTGAGGATGGGCAGCGGGTACGCCGTCCCGTCGCGGTCTGCCTTGCTAGTGAAACTAACATGTACATGAGCCGTATGTCCCCATGACCCGCTACGCCACGTCCAAAAACTACTTTTGTACGATCCGGAGGCGATGCGGTTCTCGTACACCACATATTTGAGCCGGTTAGATCCGGGGAGACCACTGGCCGCGTACTCGAGGAGCTCGTTAGTGAGGCGGCGGGCTGATCTGCCGTTGCGGTTCTTGCCTTTGCCTAGGTTCTCTGTTATGTCTATGGCGTGGACGATTCCGGCCTTGTTCGGATTGTGGTCGGATTTGCGGGCGGCGTGTGCACTGTCCCCGATCCACCCGTCGGAGCGTTTGTCACGCTTCGGCCACCTGCGGTCTATCTGGTCGCGTAGCCGGACACCGCCTTTACAGAGTGTCGCCATGACTGTTTCTCCCGTACCTGGGGTCGTCGACGTTGAGGGCGTTGATGAGTACCGGGATTACCGCGGCCGATAATGCCACGATGAGGGGGTGGACGTCAGCGGTCATTAGGTAGGAGAGGAGTGCGCCTAACCCTGCGCCTCCGGCGATCTTGACGATGGAGCCTTCCCACGTTGATGCTAGCCAATTCTTCATGATTCCTCCAAACCGATATGGTCCATTATTCGGGATACTTTCTTGGATATGTCGCCGAGTGACTCGCCTGAGTTGTAGTAGCCGGGCTGTATCGACATTGTGGCCTTGGCGATCTCGTCCCTCACGACGTTGCGGATAAGCCACACTAGCCCGGCTCCCATTGTTGCCAGTATTACGAGGGTTGTGGCTAGTAGGCCTACCCAGTCGCCGAACGTCACGGGGTTAGCGGGCGGCTAGTTTTGCTCGGACGATTGCGCGGGCGCGTTCGGTCGAGGTTACGGGTGTGGCCGGTTTCGGGGCCGCCTTCTTTTTGAGCTTCTCCTCTGCCTCGACTTGCTCTGTTTCTTGGGGGTTTTCGTCGTTTTCCATTATGCCTCCAATAGTTGCGGGTACATGACTGCGATCATTGCGTCCGTGAAGCCGAGGCCTTTGGCGTGTTCTATTGCGGCGAGCCGGTCGGCGGCGTCCGAGGTGACGCGGGCCGCGGCCACGGTTTCGAGTCGCTGCATCTCCGCCTCCACTTCTGCCGTAGTAAGCGGTTTGGCTCCCTTGGTGTGCCAAGTGATGTTTTCGACGTCATCACCGGACATACTCCATTCGACGTTAGGGCGTAAACTTGATACGGCTTCAACTGTGTTTATCATGCGCCAATCTCCAATGCGTAAAGTTGTCCAGTCTGTAAATCGTTTCGGATTGAAAAAGTTCCACCCCCAGTGATAATTCTGAATCGGCCTTTATAGACGGTCGCGCTAGTGGTGGCTGGAGAATCGTACGCAACAATAAATGCCGGAGCTGAAATTGCCCCACCGCTTGCCGAGAAGATTTGAGCCTCCTCCGCACCAGAAATTGCAGTGTTGCTGGAATCTGTGATTTGTAAATTGGACGGAGTGCCACTGGCGCTGACATCTCCACGCGCCCCCCACATGAGCAAGACTGCGCTAGTGGATTTTTGTGGAGTGATTGTCACAGATATCGACGCATCGACGAAACTGGTGCTCGTCGTGGATCGGTTTGTGCTATCCGTTGCCCTCACCACCTGCAATATTTTTCCAGGCCCCACTGCGACCCACGCGCTCCCATCGTACCTCTCCACGCTGTCAGTGTCGGCAAGACTCGACATTTGCCCCTCAACAGGCGACGGTATCGCCGTCGCTCGGGCCGCCGCATCAGCGAACGGGTTAACCCCGACCACGTCGATGCGCTCCGCGAGGGTCTCCGAAACTCCCGGGTAGTTCGCCACCAAGTCGCTCGACTCGACGTACGGGTTACCTACTGCTGTTGTTGCCATAACTTTACACTCCTACTAGATCGTTGTTGGATACTATCTCAAACCACTGTGCCGCGGCGTCAACCTCGCCCCACGTCAACTCCGGCAACACGTCCACCCACTTAAGGATCTGGTAACTAAACCTAGGATCCGACAGTGACATGGTGAGGGTGTGGTTACCTTGGGAATAATTGTCCGTCCACCCCTCAACTATCCCCTCGAACACGTCGTAAGGGCCCTGGGCGGGTAGCCCGTCGACGATGACGAGATCCCCGGACACTAACTCCATGAGGGCCGTGATATCGGCCGCGTCGAGTTCGTGGACGAGGATCGAGATCTGGCCGAGATTCCACAGCGGGTTCGCTTGGGCCGTAATGATGGACGCGGCCCTAGTGGTGGCGTCGGTGACGGTTTTGATCTGCGTCTCGAGGCGGTATTCCCGTTTCCCGTAAGCCGCGATCGACGCCGCGTCGCTCTGGTTGACGCTGGTGTCCGTCCCGTAGGTCACGGTGACGTCGTTGATGAGGGGCTCAAGGTTTTTGGCCCATTGTGGGGCGAACATGACCCCGGCCGTGTCCATCGTC